GCTGGATAAAATCAAGAGCCTGCCGCAAGAGCTGCAGCTGCCTACGTTTAGCGACTTTTTTGGCGATGAGGCCAGGGGATTGTTTCCGATGATTAACAATACACAAAAGCTCGCCGAGATGCTAAAGGTTGCAAATGATGAAACCAAAAACATGGGATCAGTAACCGCTGAAGCTGGAGTGATGATGGAAACAACGGCGGCGCAGATGCAGCTAGCCAAAAACGCTGTAGAAAACTTGCAGATCGAAATAGGCAATCAGTTGCTGCCCATCGTCAACGCCTTGATTCCTGGGTTTACCGGGATGGTTCAAGCGGTTACCGGTTTTGCCCAGGCCAATCCCCTGCTTACACAAATAGCAATTGGTATTGGTGCCATTGGAGCAGCAGTTGTCATTGCCCTGCCCGTTGTGGCTGGCCTTGGGATGGCGATCCAGACCATTGCCGGCTTTGGCCTGGGGGCCACCCTTGCCGGCTGGGCTGGGGCCATGCCGGCGGTAACGGCAGGTCTGGCAGGCATCGTCAGCACCATCGCCTCAGTTGCCACCGGCCTGGCCGCCCTGGTCGCCGGGTTCGTGACCGCCCCGGTGCTGATCGGCGCGGCAGCCGTGGCCACGGCGGTGGTGATTTTTAACTTCCGCGACCAGATTGCCGATGCTTTCCGTGGCCTCTGGGATCTGATCGCCAACCCTGAAACCGGGTTTGTCGCAATGATCGGCGGCGGCTGGAACCTGATGATGGACGGCATCAGTAGCTATGCCGGCAACATCCTCACCAACCTGGGCGAGAACTGGACCGCTTTCATCGACACGATCATCGGCCCAGAGAATGGCCTGATTGCCCGCCTGGGGCAAACCTGGAATGCTGGTATGGACGGCATTAGGAACTATGCGCTAGGTCTGGTGAAGCCCATCACCGATGCCTGGGGGTCGATCGTTGGCACGGTGAGAGGGGTGATCAATTCGGCCCTCAGCGTCGCAGCGCGGGGGATCAATGCCTTCATCGAGCAAGTCAACCGCCTCATTCAATCGGTCAACTCAATCAGTGGCCGGGTGGGCCTGCCGCAGCTGGGGGCTATCCAGCCCGTTGAAGTGCCGTCATTTGCTGGCGGCGGCTACACCGGCAACGGCCCACGATCTGGCGGGCTTGACGGGCAGGGCGGATTCATGGCGATGGTCCATCCTCAGGAGCAGATCATCGACCTGGTGCGGTCGGCCCCTCGTGCTGCCACAAGCGGCGGCAGCGGGGCAGGGGGCTCCAGAGGCGGCACCTTCGCCCCAACGATCCAGGTTCAAACCGGCCCGATTCAGCAGCAGCCCGACGGCTCCCAGTGGATCAGACGCGAGGATGCCGAGGCCATGGTGAGCGATGGGATTGGTCAGCTCTGGGATCACATCCAGAGTTATGACGGCCGCCAGGCGCTGGGAATGGCCTGATGCCCGACTACGGCCCCCACGTCTACACCCAGACCCTGAAGTGGATGGATAGCAGCGGCAACGCGAAGCAGAGATGGCACCGGCTCGACGGGATCAACAACAGCCCCTTCACTGCCTTTGATGCTGGCGACGGCGACGGGCTGCAGTCCTGGGAGTTTCAGGAGTTCAACTGCCCAGGCCTTGATTCGGGCCTGGTATCCGGATCGGTCACGATCACCTGCGCACATTCCCCCGCCGTCAAGTCGCTGGTGTTCCAAGCAGCTGCCAATCAATGGCTGATCGAAGTGACCCAATTTGAGATCATTTTGAGCGGCCTCTCCAGGATCTCCAGCGGGCTATTCCAGGTCAGCGGCGGAGATGGCGATCTGACCACGGTTTCATTCTCGGCCACCAGCACACCGCCCCCGGTCATGGCGATGATGCCGCCTAGAATTGCGACTACCGAATTGATCGGGACGCCCTGCGTGCTGTCGTTCTAATGGTTGCTCCCATAGCGCGGTCGGGAAATGGCAGTAGCGGTGGAAGGACTGGCGGGGCTTTGATTGCTGGTGACGTATCTGGGTACTCCTTTTTAGGCGTAGGCGCCAAGGCGCGGCCTTCTCGCTATGCAACGGGCGCCAATGCTGTGGCCTTGGGCGGGAGCATGGCCATTGGCAGCGGCAATGGAATATCAGGAGGGCTAGATCTGGGCAAAAACCAGGAGGCGATGTTGCTGTTTGAACGAATCCCGATTGTATGGACCCGTCGAGTAGGCAATACAGGCGGGGTTCTAATTGCACCCAAGGCGACTGCCTGCAGATTTGAAACCCCAGCAGAGCTGCGCGAGGAACCTTATAGCGTTACCTTGGGCGGGCAAATTCAGTACAGAACCGTTAGCCTTGACCTTCCCAATACTGTAAAGGCTTTCTATCATCTTGTCTTAAGTGAAGGCAGTATAGGAGGTATTCAGGTGCGCGATATTTTTCATGGTCGTTGCAGGGTTGGCCAGTTCAGTCAATCACGAAACAAACGCGCAGGAAGGTGGGTGCCTGGCAATTTTCTTAAAGATGTATACAGAAATATTCTGTATTTTAGGACTACCACTTTTATTGATGGGAAAAATCAATCTGAGGCTTTATTAAATAATAATTACTTGGTTGCTAAAGCGGTTCCAGCGCCCACGATATGCGGCACGGCAGGCACTTGCGAAGGCATGTCTACGCTTTCGTTTTCAGTTTTTTACATCAATGGAGATGATCCTTATGGTGTTGCAAATGAAGACCAAGGCTACTGGAAGCGCTCGGTCCATGCCTTCATCCGCAACGGTGTACAGTCCACCCGGCTAACTGATGACACCTACGGCAGCAGTAACAACCTTGCAGAGCTTTACTACTGGCTGCTGACTCATACTCGCAGGATTCCAGAGATACAAATAGACCGTGCTTCATTGACAACAACCGCTAAATTCATGGCGGCCAATGGTTTGTTCTGGGATGGCATTCTGACCGAACCAACCAGCACCAGTGACTGGCTGAGCAAGGTGGGGCCCTACTTCCTGGTGCGTTCCAGCACCATTGGCGGGCGGTACGGCATGAGGCCATTGCTACCCGTCACCCCGTCAAGGGCAATCGACACTGAACCGCAAAAGCCTGCGTGGGTGTTCGACAGTGAAGCGATCGTTTCTGGCAGCTATTCATATCAGCTCGCAGACCCAAAGGCCCGGCAGCCATACAGAGCTGAGGTGGCATGGCGGCAACAAGGGGATGACGGGCTGTCTGGGATCACCAGAACCACAACGGTCAAATATGACGACACCCCGGACTCGGCACCAATTGAGCCGCATGATATGACGCAGTTTGCCACATCTAAAGGTCATGCTGTTAAGGCTATGCGATTTGCGCAGGCAAAGCGGCGATACGTTACGCATACTGCGCAGGCGATAGTTAAGGCAGGATATTGGAATGCACGGATAGGCGAAGGTGATTTAATCGCTATTCAGCTTGACCGAGAAGACGTAGACGGCGTTAATGATCCGTTGGTAGAGTGGTATTTAATTGTAAGCATGAAACAAGGTAGAGAGGGGCAGCTATCGCTAGCCCTGGAGCATTTCCCCGTTGACTCACAGCGCCGGTCGTTGGTTGCGTTGGATGTTGCAAGTGTTTCGGTGGAGGAGGATTTATTTATTACCGGCAATAGCGGGCTGTCTTGCGATGCAGACCCTAGCAGGGCCACCGATACGTCGATCCCAGAGGAGGATGCCGACAGCCGGACTGCTGAGGAAGTCTATTTCTACAACAAAAATGGGCGGTTTCCTAACAGCGGAGAGTATGCGGGCGGCGATCCTGCAGGCGGCGACACCTTTGTCGATAGCGGCACTCCTGCGGGCGATCCTGGCGGAGGAGGAGGGGGAGGAGGTAAAGATAGGAGCCCTGCCCCCTTGCCACCTACCGGCCCGGTCGAGCCACCTGAGATCCCATCCCAACCTGGCACCCCAGACGGCCCTGCGGATCCGCCGGTACCACCGAAGCCGCCGATAGATGAAAATCTGACCCGATGGGATCTGTTGCTGTCCTTCAAATTAAAACCAAGTTGGTCTAACAAAAATCTTGCAGGAGGTGTAATCGAAAATAGAATCATTAAAGTAAACCCTGGTGATAAAGCGGTAATTGATTCACAAACCGACAAGTTTACTAGGATTCGAATATATAACGCAGCTGGGGTGCCAAACGTAAACCTAAGAGAATATCAACATTTAGTAGATTCCAGCTATCAAAAAACCTGGCCCTATGATTTTGTGTCGGGAACGTTAACCGGTCCGTACCCTGATTCGAGCGATCCTGCTTCACCGTTTGGATGACCAACTTCCCCGCCCTGGTTCCCGCCACCGTCTCGATCACCCCTGGCGTGGTCCCCACCACCCTGCAGGTTGGCTACGACGGCAGCAGCACCACCAGCACGGCCGACACGGTGCCAGCGGGCGATGCTCTGGTGATGACCTT